TGAGGTTGGTCCAGTGGATGGAATGCACCCTTCTCCAGCTTCGGCTGACCCATCTGGTGAGTTAGAGCGTAAGAAGATGCTCGCTCGTGCAGAGTCAGAAGAGCGTGCTCTCAAGCGTAATGCCATTGTTAATATGGCCAAAGACGCTTTGAAGCAGAAGGAAGCTTACTGGCTAGGCGGTGGTGGCGTTAATGAGCCAACCCCAGGCAAGCCAAAGTATCCAAAGGATAAGCTCAACGAAGAGCTACGTGAATATGAAGATAAACACATGGTTGGACAACCACCATTCCCAGGCGTAGGCCCAGTTGATGGCATGCACCCTTCTCCATCCTCCGCTGATCCAAAGGATGAATTGAAGCGTAAGCAAATGCTAGCTCGTGCTCAACTAAGAGCTAGATTCGTCAAGGCTGCAAATGGTGATGGAACCCAGAACAGAGGCAAGAGTGCTTGGGAAGTATTCCTAGGTGACAAACTATTGCTAACTGCTTCTGTCTCAGAACTATCCGGTGGTAACACTGACGTTCTATATGACTCAATTGCTACTAAGGACTTCGGTGCCAAATTGATCGAAAAGGTCAAAGTTAATGGTGCTGATGCCGTAAGCAGACTAATTAAGAAGGCACAAGGCGCTCCTCCAGCTCCTCCAGCCGGCGGTTCTCCAGGTGGTGATCCATCTAGCGCTCCTCCTCCAGGTGGTGATGCAGGTGCAGGCGCTCCAGATGCTGGTCCTCCAGCCGAGGATGCAGGCAAGTCTGGTGACCCAAAGCAAAGTGCAGTTGAACTTGCTGAAAAGGTAAGAGACCTAAGCTCTGACCTAGTAGAAGCAGTTCGTGCATTGACTGGCGAGCAAGCCGAAATGGGTGGTGCAGGTGCAGGTCCAGAAGGCGCTCCTCCAGCAGGTGGTGGTGTAGGTGGCCCAGCCGGTGGTCCAATGGCCGCTGATGACCAAGACGCAAAGAAGAAGAAGGATTCTTCCATGGAATCTTCCGCTAACTTTAGCACTACAACTCTAAATACTTTGAGAAGAGAACTCAACGGTGCATTGACTCACGCAATGAAAGAAGCTATTGCAGAGTTGACTGAACACCAGCAAGAACTAGATATGATTGCTGGCATGTATGACAAGGGAGCTGTAACTCCAGCTAATCAGGAGTTTGTAGGTACTATCGTAGAAGACGCATTGAGCGAAGCCAAGACTGCTGTTGCAGACGGTTTCAAGCTAATGACCGCCTTCGTTAAGTATGCTCGTGGCACCAAGGCAATTGTCAAGCGCGCTGAGATTGAATCAGAACTTGAATCATTAGCCGAAGGAGAATCTATGAGCGAAACAGATAATCACTCCGCAGATGGCGGTGATTTAATGGGATTGATTAACGACACCAATGCAGACTTGGACGCAGTTCAAGAAATGATGGGTGACGATCAGGACCATATGGGTGGTGACGAAGGTCTAGAACCACATGATGAATCCCTAGAGGGACTTGAGGGTCTACTCGGTGGTGATGAGCACCATGATGAACCACTACTAGAAGGCTTGGCTGACGACAACGATCTCACCTTTGAACAAGGCGAGAAAGTTCCACCAGAGTTGGCCGGAAAGAAGTTAACTATGGCATCATATGATGATAGAGCAGGCCGTGCTCGCCTCAGGGCCAAGTTGGCTGCTGACGCTCTCGGCAAAGAAGAAGACGGAGAAATCCAGGATATGTCTAAGCAGAAGTTTAGCGATATGCTAGACCAGGCTGATAGATTAGCCGACGGACAGACTGAGTTGGACGTCAAGCCATCCGATAGCCTCGGATTGGTTGAGACCCTACCAGAAGTAAACAAGGCTATGATGGATGTCGCTAAGGCTCCACCAAAGGTACGTAAGGAAGCAGAAGTAATTCAGAGACTAGTTTCTGAAGGCAAGCTTGATCCAAATGATGTAGAAGCCCTAGCTTCTTACGGATTGGATAAAGAAGCCGTTGCTTACTGGAAGAAGTACTTCGGTGAAGTTGATGGCGGAAGCGAATTTGCCAGTGAGATGGTAAAGGAGCATGTCAAGGCAGCTATGGAAGAAGAGCTAAACACCTTCAAGGTCAAGCTAGCCCGTGCCTATGAACTAACCTATGACATGGTTGACCGTGGTCTGTGCAAGCATGACAGAGTCACCATCTCTGATCAGGTTGACCAGATTATGAAGTTCAACGATGACGCATTCGACTCCCTCAAGAAGGTTGTTGCCCGTCATGAGCCAGGTATGCTACGTAAGTCTGCAGGAAGCATGCCACAAGTTGGTCTAAGAGTTGACGGAGAATTCTCCCCAGCTCAGGCAGTAGAGGATGACTCCTATGCCCAGTTGTCTTCCCTCTTTGGAAACAAAAAGGGTGTGTTCTAAAGCTTAACCTAGAACGAGGATACAAATGAAAAACCAAAGCGTATCAGATTTTGTAGCCGCAACTATGAATGCGGTTCTAAACAGCAAAGAACACAAGTCGTTGTTCGATGTTCAATACAAGTATGCCCAGGACATGAATGCTGCAAAGGATTCCTGTTCTAAGTGTGGTAAGGATCATGACAAGGATTCTTGCATGGCAGATGATGACAATGACGCCCGTAAAGCAAAGAAGGACTCTGATTCAGATTCCTCTAGCGCTTGGGACGACAATGATGCTCGTAAGAAGAAGGAATCGGATTCTGATTCTGACTCTAGCGATGCAGATGACGATGACAACGATGCTCGTAAGGCAAAGAAGGATTCCGATTCTGATTCCAGTTCTGCTGATGACCTAGAAGCTTCTGCCGCATTCGACGTAGCTATCGACAGCTTGCTAACCGCATCTGCCGCTCTTGACTCTGTTGGTCTCGGTCGTGGTTCCGCACTAGTCCTAAAGATTGCTTCCTTGACTGTTGAAGCCAAGAAGAAGGAAAAGGATTCTAAGAAGTCCAAGAAGGACTCTAAGAAGAGTGATTCCCAGTCTGCTAAGGACAAGAAGTCTAATCCTTTCAAGAAGAAGGACGACAAGAAGGATTCTAAGAAGAGCGATTCTCATTCTGCAAAGGATAAGAAGAGTGATTCTAAGTCTTCCAAAGACTCTAAAAAGTCTTCTAAGTAAGGTAACCAATGTACAAACTAGGCAGCTTTGAGGACGAACTCTATCGTTCGATGGAGAAGACTTTAGTCAAAAACCAGACCGAAAATACTCACGGTTTCAATAAGCTGGCTCAAGCTGCTGACCTTTTGAATACTGCGGCCGATATTTTCGACCGTGTAGGTATGCAAGAAGAAGCTGGTGATGTTACCGACATTCTAAAAGAACTAGCTAAGGATCTCAAATGAACAAAAGTCTATTTGAAGATGAACTAGTTTCCAGTATGGAGAAACAATTGCGCAAACAAGGTTCGGCCGAGAAGCCAAGCCTTGTCAAGGCCGCAGAGTGCCTCCATGCTGCTCTAGAAATTTTTGAGGAGCAGGGTATGACCGCCAGGGCGGATCAGGTCCTACAACTTCTACAAAAGCTTGCACAAAGCAATGAAGCTCGTGACGTTCAGCAGATGCCAACGCCAAAAGCTTTAATGGAAGCTGGTTTAACTCAGCGTGATATGCATGAATTTGCCAAAGGTAATCCAGTTGCTACGGCCAAATTCAATCTAGTACTACGTAGACTTGGACTCTCTGATCATCAAATTGGAAGATTCATTGGGCCAACTAAGGTTATGTCTGAAGCCGATGCTAAAGAATTAATTGATCCAAATCGTTCTTTTGGAAAAATTCATGATTGGATGCGGGATCCGACCACACCAGTTGATCCAAGGAATCCAAAACCAGGCGAGACTATTTCTTTTAGAAGCGTTCCGCTGACTGGTCCAGGCGATACTCTATCTTTCGAGAGTTTGAAAGATAAGCCTAAGCCAACTCCTCCTGGTGAAGCGCTTGAGTTCAAGAGCATTGCTCAAAAAAAAAGTTCTGATCGCCACACTAAAGGTCTAACGCCTGAAAAGGAAGTTGAAAACCTGAAGCATCACGGCACGCCATTCAATATGGCTGACGATACTTTTGATGTTGGCCGTCCAGTTAGCAAAGGTAATTTAAGAGATGAGGATTTAGATCCTGATTTCGCCGAACTGCTTAAGTCGCCATCTTTTGATATGGATGCTTCCGACGATGAACTAATGGGAATGGAGATTAAAGAAGACACTCTAGAAGTCTCGGAAGGTGACATTTCCCTTGAAGATTTTGAGGACGAAAGAGATTAATCCCAACGTTATATAGTCATTAGAGCTGTATAGGTGATATAAAGGACACTAATGCTAAGACTAGTACAAGTTGGAAATACTCTTCCAGTCAGTTTTATCTGCGACCCCTCTGCTGAATTTCAGCCCGGTCAAATCGCAGAATTAACCGTTATCGGTAACCAAGTAATGGCTACCGTTAGTAACGGGACCGCACCTATTGGCGTTATTGATGATATTAAAACTAAAGCTTTTACCAACGTTTCTTGGAATGAATCTGTTATTGTTCCTGCTATAGGTGTCCCAGGACCAGGCGGAATTCTTGTAACTCCAGTTGATATCAAAGCAGAATTAAGAAAACCAAATATTGTTCCATCCAGTTTCAACTCTACTGTTAATGTAGTTTTGAACCCTGTGAATGGAATTATTACTTTTGTGGCTGGCACTCCTTTGAATTTAGACCTGGCTGGTACTGGTCAACCAAATGCCATCAAAGCAATTGTCAATTATACTTATCAAGTAGCTAATATTCCAGGAGATGATAGTACTGCTGGTTCAGGTAGAATGACGGTATGGTTTGAAAGAATGTTTTTTCAAACTGACCAATATGAAACCAATCAACAGTATCCTGTCCGTGCTAACTTATATGTTTCTGAAGCGGGATTCTTGACTACTCGTAGGCCCAGTCCGATTCATCCTGCTGTTGCGATGGTTACTGCTCCGCCTACTCCCATGAACCCAATGATCGAAGTCTTGTGGTTCTAAACCCCTAAGAATAGCTGCATATTCTTTTATTTAGTAGAAGCTTTCTATAATACCGCATATTATAGACAATCTACTCAATTGAGGCCATCACATGACTTTTAAACACACGAAATTCGAGGATTCTCCAACTATGCGAGCCTT